TATACCTGGATCTAATCTTAATACGATGTCTAATATGACATACGAAACTATTCCGGTTATTCATTCCGGTCCGACAGAACAACGTCCGACCGAACATTTAGTTGTCGGTCAGCAGTATTTCGATACAACACTCGATATGCCAGTATTCTGGAACGGCACTAAATGGGTCGTTAATGCTGCCGATGTCGGAGATAGATTAAAAGATTATGTTCGTATCGACAAACTTATGGCAACCGATATGACACAAGCACCGGCATTTGCTGGTCAAATGATAATAGATAATAATACACTTTATATCGCAGAGTCGACAGAAGGCCCTGGATCTTGGCGTATAGTTTATTTACAACCTAACGATCATTTATAATAAATATATCCCCGTACTATGTGCGGGGATTTTTTCTGTAATATAGTAGTATATATTTTAAATCTACGAAAGGACATATTCATATGCCAGAAACTAATATATACGATTATGAGTTTAGCGTCCGCGAAAGCGAGCCTAAACGTGCCGAGATGCTTAATCGATTGAAAGACAGAGTACAGCATGTCGACAAAAAAGAAGTTATCTCGTCTGACGAATTTGTCGAAGGCGAATCTAATTTTAGCGAAGATAAAGCATTAAGTGTGTTTCTCTTAAATAAATTATTCCCGTCTAAAGCTAAACTATTAAAAGATCATTATACAAAAGATCAAGTCGATAACTTATTGGGCGATCTTATCGCTAAATATTATTTAAAAGATCAGATAGACTCTCTGTTAAATAATTTAAAGAGCGAATTGAAATCTTCTTTAGACGATGCTGGTAGCGGAGCACTTAAAAAACTTAACGATCTTAAAGGAGAGTTATCTAAACATAGACAACTCGAAGAGTTGGATCATCCTGATGCTAGTGTTACGACTCGAAAATTACGAGATCATTCTGTTACGAAAGAAAAACTTTCTGACGGCTTAACGACAGAATTAAATAATAAGTTAAATAAAAATGGTGACACTATCACTGGTCCTCTTAAGTTTGCTTATAGCAATCCGATTCTTATGGAGACAGGATCCGGCACTGGCAAATACCATCGTATCGGCTCCGGCTCTACGCTGGAAGAAATCGCGCAAGGTAAAGCTCATCTCGACTTAGGTGATTACGACGGTAATACATACGAAACTAATTTATGTTGTGTTAGCCGTCCAGGTTGGTATAATTCTACGACAAAAGAAGTTAAACAATTTGCTCTTCAGGAAGAAATCGAAGCGTTAAATAACAAAGTAAGTAATCTTCCTAAAGGTGGAAGCGGCAACTCGACATTCGCTAAGATTTCAGCAAATAAAATTTGGAGCGGTCGTGTTACTGTTAGGAATAGTAGAGGATCCCGTTCTAAGCCAAAATTTAAAGTTTGCGATCTTCCGGCAAACTGGGATCAAATTATCGTTTATTCTTCTATTCAACAACGAGCATCTGATAATGATAGCGGTTGGTATCACTATTGGACAAGTTGTTTTGCCATCTTAATAAAAGGCATAGCAACTGACGTTATTGCTGGTTACCAGGGAGAACAAGAAGTAAAATCTTTCTTTGTCGAAGGTAATACTTTATATATGCGTGGTCTCACTCCAAATGGCGACGACGTAAGCGTATTTAACCTTTAACTTTAATCCTTCATATGATATAATAATACTATATTATATGAAGGATTTTTTTTATTATGGAGGAAATAGTATGATGAAATATCCACGAGCCGCTATGGTTCACAAATTTTTATTTATGATGCTAGTTGAATTAGCTCCTTATACTCGAGGTACGCTTAGTTTTTTACCGATATCACACGAAGCCTTTCGTTTATTAATGGATATCGTAAGAGACGAACATAATATTTCGTTATATAACGAAATGCGGTCATATGCTTTAGATTATCAAGGTATTATCGATAGAGAACATACTAATTATGATATTATAGGTAAACGAACTAAAGTGCTTATTATGATGCTCGTTAATTCGTTCTATATGTTTAATAGGTGTGATGAACGATATTTTAATCTTTATAAGGATAAAATAAGAGGAGTACGAGATGTTAAATTCATTAAGTATACACAATATTGAGAATTTTAAGCTCGATATCATTTATTATATTGCGACTCTCGAATATAAGACGTGGTGGACTTCTAAACATTATAATCAACAATATTATGAAGTAGCCGATATCTATAATATATCGGTGCTTGCGCTTGCCGATTTTAAGCATAGTGATTATTTAAAACTCGGATCCATTAGTTATACTTCTATTTATTATTATATTATAGATTGTAGCAATAAAAATATGCTCACCGAGTGCGAGAAAAAATATATCGAACTTAGTATCTTATATTATAACAAATATCGACAAGATAAAGATTTAACAGGTATAATAATTAAAGAAATGAGACGGGATAATGGATTATTATGAAACTAGACTATCGTTAATATTTTATTTATATAGAATGGTCGATAAGGATTCCTGGCGACTTAATAATAGTTTAAATAAATTTCGTGTAGTATCTTATTTATACAGAACGTTAGTCGATGTGCTAGCAGAATTCGTTAATGTACGCTATGGTAATCTTATGGATGCGAGTGAAGAAGATATAAGAGAAGTTATCACCGACGACGCATACGGTTCCTCGCCAAAATTCAAAGATGAAAAAGCACTTCATTATATAAAAATTACGTATCTATTATATAATAATATTCGTGATCTGCCATGGAACTTATCCGATAAAATTTGTAAAACAATACGAGAAGGAAAATATGAATGCCAAAAATAGAACGATAGCCGTACTTAAATATATAAATTCTATAGAATCAGCTAAATCTCGGTATATAAATAATGCTTCTGAAAATATAGTCTGTACTATTTATTATATTTATAAAGATGTAATAAGAGAATTATCGCCCGGTCATCACGTATTAAAAAATGTTAGTGCTATTAGAGCTCATGTTTTAATACAACAAGATACAAGCTACGCTTTACCGGAAAAATATCGTAAATTGATTACGTTAATTTCTTTTTATTATTATCAGAAGAATTATAGATTTTTATTTCCACTTGTAGAGGACATTATCGAACGAAGTAAAAATTTGTTTGGAGGAAAGTTATAGATGGATAGACAAAAGGGACTTGTCGAATATATATATAAACTTATTAATTCTAATTTTCGATATAGAAAATATAAGATACACGATAAGAGTTTTGTCGTACATTTCGTTTATAATTTATTTTATTCTATGTTTAAAGCATCTTATCCGAGAGATAGAATACAGCCGATTGCGTCGAAATTTCATTTTAATCTCGTTATAGCTCATAAAGCAAAGAATGCATATTATCCGTCTAAAAAAGAAAAGAAGATAATAAACGTTGCATTATTTAATTATAACTCAACTGAATATAATAATTCTAAGTTAAAAGATCTTGTCGATCTGGCTCAGCATTATATGGAGAAATTTAAATAATGAGTATTACTAAATATTTTAACGAAGAAGAATATGATACACATTGTGCCAAGCTAAAAGAAGATATGATACTTTATATAAATCAGTTTCTTCACTCAAATCATTGGAGGATGAATTATCCATCAGATCGTTACGTTATGATAGCTGATATATATAATATAGCACATCGTTTATTATACGATTTTAAAGATAGTTGGCACGATCATTTATCTGATACGAACTTTGTCGAAGTTAGTGAATATGCTAAATATTTTAAAAGTCGGATACCATTAGCCGACGATGTTAAAGCTTTCATTCAGGTCGTTATATTATATTATTTTAAACACTTCGAAAATTCTAATTTTATAATTACATATAATAAGATACTTGACGACATGTGTGAATTTTATGATACGTCAGTAGTATTGAGTAAAAGGGTTTAAATAATGACTGTAATGAACGGCGCTCGAGAAATTAAGATTGTGTTACTCATACGCAAATTAATTAAAGAGCATAAAAAATATATTAATTACCGCGTTCAGGATGAAAACTTTTTGGTCTTCATGATATTTAATTATTATTATGTAATTATGAAAAGATTGCATCCTAAAGCGCAAATATGGCAATTAAGAAATTTATGGAGCGTAAATTTACTTATGAAATACGATAAAATGAGTTATCGATTAAGTAAAGAAGATAAACGATGTATTCTTATAGCTTTTTATTTGTTTGACGCAGTCGAATATAATAAAACGTTAGTCGATCATGTTATCACTGATATATTTAAATTAAAGAACCATTACTAACCCGTAGGAAGCTACGGGTTTTCTTTTTGTCTGGACCAATCTAACGATTGGTCCGTACATATGTTCGCTATATAAGGGAAATTTTTGTGGTGTATATTTTTGAGATTGCGTTTTAGAGCGAAGCGTTTTTTTATTTTTTCTTTTCTCATTTTTGTTTTGTAATTGATAATTCCTATATGGGGCGAAAATTTGAAAATTTTTCAGACGGGGTAAGTGTTTTATATATAAGTGGTCTCGGAGCTAAAGTTCGCCCCCCCTGCTTTGATTCAGGGTGTTATTCGAGGGAGAACTGGGCCTCGAGACCGTGCAGGCATACATGTCGATGTCTGTCTTTTAATTATTAGTCTTGGGAAGACGTTAAAAGCAACCAGGAGGATTAAAATGAAAAAACAAATCGTAGCAATCTTAACAGCAATGGTAGTAACAACAGGTGCAACAATGTACGTTGCAACACCAACTCAGCCAGAACGATACGTCGTTCATACTGTTTCTTATGGTGAAACAATGGAGTCAATTATAAAAGACTCCAATGTTAATGCTACTGTTGACTACAGTATTAGAGATGCTGTTGCAGAAGCAGTAGCTGAATCAGCTAAGATGGAAGGAGGTGCAACTTCTCGTTCTATTAAACCAGGCGAGAAGGTAGCTGTTCCTATCTATCGCTAAACAATATAGTCCAGCTGTATGACTATAAACTATAACATTATTTAAATAATATATCTATATTGCTTATTAAATAATATATATGATAAGTCTCTACATCAAGCAATACAGATTAATAACAATAACGTAGAGACGAGGAGGAAACATGGCAAAAGCAACATTCTTAAACATAGCGACATTAAAAATCATTGAAGCATCTGATAGTAGAACACCAATGGAGTTCGTGCAAGCAGCTGAACAATATTATAAAATGTCAGGCATTGATACAATTGTATCCCCAGAAGAAGGATACTATCTAATAAAAGATCGTAAGGCCACAAAAAATATTCTATTGGTGGTATATAATGGTTGCGCTGAACATGTCTATGAAGACAACAAAAAGCTGGTTAAACAGCTACCATACTATGCTGTAGCATATGGTCTAATACCAGATATATTTAGAACATGGAGCCAAGCTAAAAAAAGTATTGATGGCGTTAAAAACGCAAGATACAAGAAATTTTATAGTCTTGAAGTAGCAAAGCAATGGATGGAAGAAAATGGTGCACCATTGCGAGCTTATGACAAATATTAATTTAATTTATTGAGGAGGAATTTTATTATGAAATCTATGTTAGAATTGAAGGCTGCATTTGCAGCAACAAAAAAAGAAAACAACGGCGGTAACTGGTTGCAACATAAAGCAACACTCCAGGAACTAAAAACAGCGAACATACGCTGTTTAATTATTTCAGAAGATGATTGCATTCTCGATGTAGTTGGCGCCAATGTAACTGGTGCCATTACAATGGAGGATGTTAAAGAATCTTCTGTTGTAACTAAAGGTAAAGGAATAAATTTTGATGGCGACTATCGACTTACAGAAAAGTCGATGGCTAACGTCGAAAATATTATCGATGATTTATTATTAATTGTCGGTAACTTTAAAGAAAAAGAAGACGCTTGCAACTCTTTCACCTTTGAAGGTGATACATACGTTCCAATTTCTTTATCGGCAAGTGCTCTCCGTCAAGGTAAGCGTTTTGCAGTCAAAGAAAAAATGTTAGATAAGTGGCTAAACAAACTTAAAGCTGTTAACCATGGTATCGGTAGCTTTGATAAAACTAAAACTCTTAAGGTTGGTAAGGCTACTAAGTTGTCTACATATGGCAACTTATGGTCTGCTAACGGCAAAGAATTCGTTGTCGATCTTAACGAATATTGCTTCATGATATTTGATAACATGGCAATATTCGGTACAGAAGATAACATGGATGGTCAATCATATCATTCGCATTATGATTTTTGCGAGTTATATGGCTGTCCAAAAGATAAACCATTATATCTACAGGCTCGTGTTTCCGGATGTACTAAAACTGGTAGTTTGCCAGTTAAAAATATGTCCGGATTTTGGGTATTGGCAGCAGAGTGCAAACAACACTCTGTAATGTCTCTGTCTGAAGTAGACAGAGACTATTCTGGTGAAGAACCAGCTGTATGGATTGTCGGTAATCCATGCGGTAAATTATTATATGTAACCGATTTTAACGGCTTTAAAGCCGTCCCAGGTTACATAGATCCGAAGGAGAACACATTTAAAGTTCTTCAGATTATTGAATCGACGCAAGCAAAAGTGTCGAGTCAATTGATTCAACACATTTAATTTCTTGGAGGAGAAACAATTATGAAAAAGCAATATCTTGTTGAAAAATTAACAGCAGAAATTATAAAACAATTCGAGTCTTATACTAAAGGTTCTTTCGGCGGCACAGGTATCGACGCTGCCATCCTTGCAGATAATCGTGTGGCATATGATCCATATGTACTATCAGCTAAAGCGAATAGCCTTGCCAAAAACATGAGCAAGGTTATCAAATCTCTTAAAATGTCTGGTGATAGCGATTCCAGATACTTAAGAGGAGCGGGAGATACAGTATGGATGTTCTCCAAAGGCATTCTTGCTGATGATGAAGTACTTGTAGCAAATAAACGTTTGCAACAACATGAGGAAGCATATGTAGTGCGCTTCCCTCATAGTGCACGCTCCGAGTTTGCACATGTTCGTATGCTCAGTAAATCTAAGTATATTGAACGCGTAGAAGAAAGCAACATTAAACTAGCTTTTAAAACGTTGGCGATCGAGGTTGCAAAGTCTTTACCAGAGACAACATTCTTATGCTCTGGCAGCTCTGTATTTAAAGGTTTGACTGGCGGGTCAGACTTTGATACAGATGGATTCATGTTTCTAGTTGGTGAAGATGCTCAAATCTTCGCCGACTGGAAACAAAGAAGCGTGGACATCCCTGATGATATTGGGGAAGCGTCCACAGTAACGTTCAATAACTTCTCTGAGTTGATGGAAGGCGTATTTAACGCTAACATCAGTACAGGCAACACCGATGTCGGTGAGTTTTGTGTTGCGACAAGTACGGCAATCACAGTATTACAAAACTTGGGAAACGAAGAACTTATTAAAAAGCTTCAAGAAAACATTGCTAAAGAGTTCGGTAACGAATTCAATGGAACTATTGAGTATTCTCGTTACTATATTGGTGACGAAGATATTGCAATGGAGGATGTACGTAATGCTAAGATCGAAGCAATTACAAAATCTTTCGTTGCATCTAATCGTAGTACAGAATCTATTAAAGCATACTTAGAAGACATGCTAGAAGCTGCACCTGCAGTAATTGGCATGATCATAGACTCTGCTAAGACAGGTTTAAAGGTTTGGGATCCTTTAAGCTTCATGTTCGACGGCATCAAACAAGCTCGTCGCTCTGCACCACCAAAGATTAAATGGAATGAAGAAGAATCTAAATTCTTCGTAGAGGAGGATAGCAGAGTCAAATAATTAATTCATTGTGCGACCGACACGTTAATCCGGCAAGGAGTTCAGGATGAAAAAGAATAAAAAACAAGAAATTATTTACTTAAAAGATAGCATGTATGAGTTGCAACTAGAAGCAGCGACTCGTGCAGTTGAAGAAGTTAACGCTGTACTAATAGAGAATGGTATTACTGGCAACATTGAAAAGTTGTCAGCAAAAGGCTTCTTTGATGTCTATAATAAGATCTGTGCAGATTTAAGTCGTGCAGAATCTATCGACATTAAAGGTCTCGATATTGAAGGTAATTTCTCTAAAGCTAAAGAATATATTGCGAACACAGTTCGCATGTATTTAGGCGATGCGGAAGATAAATATGAAGCCGCTAAAAACAGTGGCTTCAATTTTGCCAGCTCTGTATTAGAGTACGAGCTTGTAATGAACAGTATTACAAGTGGTGCTATCTGGAGAAAAGAAAATGGGGAACAAGATTTAGCAAGTTCTCCATTAATGAAAGACATCGATGTGTTCTGTATCGATCCTTCCAACAACAACATTCTTGACGGCGATCAAGTAGTATTTGAAAACGGTCGTTCTTTGGATGGCCGTTTCTTTACTTCTACTTTTGTAACTGGTGTACAACCAGTATTCAGACGTGAAGATGGCGGACTATTTATTGTAGTCCATATCTTAGAAACACTAGAGGCTCCTACAGAAGAACCAATTTTCGCTGTTCGTAGTAGCGATAGTGAAAATGTATCTAAAAACATTTTCTTGGCACAAGAAAAAGGATACAAGTTCTTCTTATTGCCTAATAGTAAAGGAAAGCAAGGCGATGGTTTATATGTAGAATCTATGAAAAAAGATTCTGCAAATAAATTGGTTAAGATTATCTCTTGCGAAATCGTAGGCGATAAAACTTTTATTTCTAACTTTTGTGGTGAAGTAAAAGTTGATGATGTATTATTCAACGTAATTAAAAAAGATGGTTACGGTGAAGATATTAAATCTGCTACACTACTTCTTCGTAAAGCATAGTAGTAGATCCCCCTTCGGGGCCCGTTAGGGATTAAAGAGAAGAAAATAAAATTCTCTCCTTCGTCCCTGACGGTTGCCCTTCTTTTTTATTTCTTGGTGTGTGAGTTCTCTCCTCTAGCAGAGGAAGGCCTCCGGCCCGAAATTTTATATGAGGGAAATTCTCTCATTATTATATTTCATGGCGACCGTTTCCATGTAAAAATACCGGCAGAGGAGATTATCATGTTAAACTTCAATAATTCTAATATCGTTAAAACTTTAAATGCTTTGTTGATGCGCGATAGCGGTATCAACAGAGTAAAATTTAATTCTATTTTCTGCAATGATGTAGAGAATGGAATATTCAGCTTCCAATTTTGTTGTGGAGCTAATATTGATGACTACTGTCCTGGTGATGATATTACTAAAGAAGTAGTTGAAAAGTTAGATAATTTGGGGCGCTCAAAGCAATTTGAAAAAGCACTCAAACTACTATCTAAATAAAATTAATCGTATTTAGTTTATGGATTTATATCTGTAGCTAAATACGATTTTTTAAATAATATTGTCCGGTGGCAGTCGCCCACATGCGGGACCATATTCGACTCCTGGCGCTCATGACATTGGGATTTGGCCCGCGTCATTTCGTCTCTAGTCGTCGAATATTCGACTGTCACCTTTATATGTATTTCGGCGTAGTCCTATACTTAATCTTTATCTAAACTTATTTTATTAATTTAATTTATTCAATCCGGCGGTATCAGTTTACTAGTATGTAACTTGCCCCGCCGGGGCGAAATTTTCTTTGAGGGAATTTTTCTCTCAGTACTTTATTCTTATGAGGAGGAAACATCATGAAGTACATTTTCTTTGGCGAGTTATATAAAGATACTATTGTGGAGGCATCTTCTTATAAAGAAGCCTATAATAAAATCGTAAATGAATTTTATACTGATTGTGTTTGTGCTGGTTGTAAGGCACAAACTGCTGGTATAGAATTCATAGAGATTTCGGCGTGGGCCGAGATTTGGGACGAGGAAGAAGAACAATTCTTCTCCTATGAACGTCATCCAATGTTTATATGTGAGGAAAACGAATATAAAAAGCTTCCTCAAAGTTTCTTAGATTTATTTAAATAATGTGGCCTCCGGCCCGAAATTTCTTTTGAGGGAATTTCTCCCTCTATTTCAGCATTCATACAGGAGGATTAAAATCATGATTGCTACAACTTACGCTTACACACTATTATTAAACGGAGAATATATTTCTCTATTTTCTGAAGACACTGTAATGTCTGTTTTATCTGAGTACCCAGGTGCTCAATTTATTAGCCGTAATGCTGTTGGCTATAGAATGATTACAGCAGATTAATAATTTAATTATTGAGGGCGTTAGATAAATGATTATTTAACGCCCGCATCATTTATTATCTAAAGGGAGGACACATCATGTCTACTGTAAAATCTTATTTAAATATTTGGTACCAAGTATCACCTTGGTCCTACCGTATTGCATTTTTCGCTTTAGGCTATAGCCTAGTATCTTTGTTCATTGCATAGGAGGAAATCACAATGGATAAATTAATCGTTTCTCTTGAAAAATTTTACCAAGAACGTCCTTGGTATTTCCGTATTATGTTTTTAGCTCTAGGCTATATGATTACAGATTTAGCTAATAGAGCATTAAGAAAATAATTAATTCAGTGTGGCTACGGGAGAAGTCGATATCACATCATATCGCTTCTTCCTTTTCTTATTTCGCGTAATTTACGGCTTGGTACGGTACGACATTCGGTCGCCTCCGGCCCGAAATCTTTTTCGCGGGTTTATTATTTGGATAAACGGCATAGTCTTGAGTTCCTAAAAAACCTCTTTCTGAACTCCTATATACAACAATCCTATTCATTCAGGACTGTGCTGTTTATCCAGATAGTAAATATCTGGTTCTCCTCCTCTCTACTACAACTGTCGTCGGTGAAAACTAGACGACGGCAGTATCGAGTATACTAGTATATTATATTAGTATATTGGATACTGTCTTATAAGGGAGGCAGTAAATTTTTAAATAATATTTTGGGTTGCTCGGCCCTCATCGAGCAGAAAAGGAGCTTATCATGGCTAATATCATTGTTACAGCAGTTTTGGGTGGAACTAAATTAGGTGGATTTGCAAGAGGCTTTATGGCCTGGGGCAAAGAGAACGTTAGCAAACTTCCTAAAGTAGATGGTGCTTTCGTTCCTACAGCAGTAAACCACACTGCAGACATGATTAATTTGTTGGCGGAACGTTCCGCTAATTATGACCAAATGATTGGTCAATTAGTGCTACCTGATAGTGTAGCAATTAAAGCGTACCAATTGATGGGTATGTTGAAGGACGATGCTAATATAACAGACGTAGCAAATCGTGCTACTTCTGAATATGACACAACTGCCCACACTACTTCTTATGCTAATTTAGCAGAAGCATTAGTTGCCAGCAAACAAGCTGGTGTACAACTTCGCATCACTCGTCAGTCCGAGCTTTCTGGTTTCGATTTGTCCGTTCCAGATGGCGTAACAGTTGAAGAAGGCGAAGTATTGAAATTCGTTGATGGAGTTGCTCGTGATGGCATCACATTTGCGAATGGTATGGAAGGTAACTACGAGTATAAAGTAGCAAAACGCCATAATGGCGACTTATATGCTCGTCGTCCAGAAACTGCTAGCTCTAAAGCAGTAAACACATTGGCTACAAAAGTATTCAACCTTGTACGTGAAATTCCTAATCGTGCAGTTGAAACTGTAGACGGTGTATTTTAATCTAAAGGGGGCCTCATGGCTCCCTTATTTTTTATTTAAATAAGGAGGAACCATAGAATGGCAACTTTTAAATTAGTAAATTCCAACAAAACAATTATTGATTATATCAGTGAGAAGGCTATCGAAGAATTCGGTGCTAGTGTTACTCCTGATGAAGAAAATAATGCTATTACAGTAGAATGTGCAGACGATGTCGTAGAAGATATTCTTTCTGCATATAAGATGGCAAAATTTAAAGCTACAACCGGTGGATTAGTTAACTGGGGTGGCAAAAAGATTGGTACTGTAGCTGGCGTCGCAAAAGACGCTGGTATCGGCGGTATCAAGATTGTTAGTAAGGGCCTGTTCGGTGGCCTTAAAAAGGTTGCTGAATTAGGCATTGGCGGAACATCCGTCATTGTCGATGAAGCAAAAGCTAGTTGGGGCGAATTGACTAAGTCTGATGAAATTCGTTCTATTAAGAAATCTTTTGGCTCTACTGGTGCTAATAGCGATGATATCGTTATGGTTACTGGTGAACAACAAACTGAAGCTCAAGGTTAGTTATTAAAGAGTTTAGATAATGGGTGCACACGGGAGTGGGTCGCATCTGTTATCTAAACCTTATTTTTTTAATCCGGAGTCCTGTATATATAAAGTCCGGTCTGAATTCTTAAAAGATTATTTTATTATATACATATATATTGAAGCATGGTTTTAATACAGTATATATGTATGTACTAAAATTATTTTTTTTGAATATTATATGCGTCAGCATATGATATTAAATTGGGTAACTATGATTACTTATAACGTGAAGTTATTAACGCTTGGTAAAGCCACACGAGCGCCCTATAAGCGAGCGCCAGCGAGCGATCATAAATTATTTATATAGCAGGCGAGCGCTAGCGAGCCGGCCGTTATAAAGTTCTCTGTTATCTCTCTTGTTAAGAGAGTAAGCATATTTTATTTTATTTATTTAAATGCCGAGCGATAGCGAGGCAATGTATGGTCTCTTGTTACTTCTCTTTTAGAGAAGTAAGTATATGTTTATTATTTATTATTAGAGTTCTCTGTTACTCTCTTTCTAAGAGAGTAAGTTGTATTTATTATATATATTAAGAGCGAGCGAAGCGAGCGTGTATTATTCTTTGTTATCTTTCTTCTTAAGAAAGTAAGTATGTATATCTTATATATATTATATTATTAGAAGCGAGCGATAGCGAGCGTATATTATATGTATATTATATATGTTAGTGTTCTCTTGTTATCTTCTCTTCTTAAGAGAAGTAAGTTATTAAAGTATTAAGCTTTTAGCTTATAGAGTAGATCCGTTAGGATATAGATGGGTTAGATAAAGAAGCGAAGAGGGAGCGGGAGCGACCGATTAAAGCGACTGCCTTAAGCTATCTATATGTATAGTATAAGGAGGCCGAGCAGAGCGAAGGCCGTATAGCAAACGTTCTTATACAGCAAACGCAGTGAAGCTGTCAGTAAGAGACGAGCGTCAGCGAGGAACGTAGTGAGCGGTATACTATGTCGAATATATAATAAAAGCGAAAATCTGGGCTGAAAAATCTGAAATTGAGGCTTAGGAAATTTCGAATATTTTTCGCCCCCCATATGTATTTTGTATTACTTTTATCTAAAAGTAATGTTAGTTATATTATATATATTTAAGTAGTAAATATATATTAGTTAGTTATATATTATATTATAGGACACTACTATTAGTTATTCAATTAGGTGAATAGTAGTGATTAGAATTGAATTTAAATAATTCAATTATTTTGAGCCGCCGGCTATTTCCGCTAGGAATAAATGTTCTAAGACTCCGGATTTAATTTAGGAGCGAAGGTTATTTCAGGTGGCGAATCCCTTTTGGTTCTTTTAAAATATATTAATTAAAAGAATACTTTGATTCGATCCAGATAAAAGATAGCGTAGCGAAGTTGGCTGGTTGTATTAGCGTAGCGTAATTACAATTTTCTGTGTTATAGTTCGTGACGAAGGCTTTGCTTAGGACGAGATTAATTTATAATAATTAATATTAATTATTAGGATACAATTATTATCGAGTACTAATCATTCCAAGTTGTTAGAGTTTGAAAGCTCTAACCAGTTAGCTGGAATTTTATTGCTCTGGTTCCGGCGTTATACTGTTTCCTCTTTTACTAGGTTGTCCTGGATAGAGAGAATGGACACCGAATATTTTAGGCGAACGGTTTTTTAATAGTATTAAAATAAATTATTATATTAATTATATATATAATAATAGTGAAGCTTATTTAAATTTAAATAATATTAGAATAATAATTATATTATATATAATTAAGTAGTGCCGAGGGCTAAGGCCCGAACACGTTAAACGTTTATTCGTGTACGATCCTCTGCGAGTTGTTTATCTTCACAGCAGATTACGTGAGTAAGGGTTTGGAGCATTTTTAAAATGGGCCAACTTTGTTTATGCTTAATAATAGAAAAAGCCCCTAGATTTATTCTAGAGGCTTTTGAAGTAGTGAACTTCGTTCACTAGTATATTACATTGATTATCTTAATGTTAGGTTAATAAATTTTAATTTATTTCAAAAAAATATCCTCAGATTTTATTCTGAGGATTTAGTGCTTGGGAGCGGTGAACTGTCGTTCACCGGTATATTACATGTTGTGTTATCGAAGCGGGTTAAAAAAATAAAAATATTTTTTAATTGTTAGTGTTTGTTATATACTATATATATATAATAGAAAAGACCTCCCTAATTAATTTTAGAGAGGTCATATTATATATTTAGAGTAGCAAATTTCCGGAGCGGTGTAACTTGTTACACCGGTATATTACATATTAGAGCTATTTATAGCGGTAAGAAATTAAAAATAATTATTTATACATTATTTTTGTATAATAGGAATGCCGGGTATTTTTTGGTATTTTTTTAGTAAAAAATTGTGATTTAAAAAGTGTAGATTTTATCGATACTTTTTAATGGTATGTATTAATTTTATATACTAATACATATAATAAGGATAACCTAAAACGATTATACATTTATCGTATAATTATTAAGTATAGGCTATTTTCTAAATAACCGTCACCTGATTGAGCCAATTCTTATGTGTTAAGAGAGGATTTGGCGTCTCGTATATAGACTGATAATTATTATTTAAATATATATAATAATAATAAGGCTGTCTATATAATACTATAACACAGATATATGCCTTTTAAATAATAGAGTTTTAGAGGCACCGCCTTTAATTATTGCGTAGCTTATCTTACTATATAGCTTTGGCTATATATATTTTATATATATATTATAATTAATAAATAAAAAAATAAATAAGCCCGCTGTCGCCTCACGAGCGCCCCGACGACAACACATAGACTATATATTATATTGGGTAGGTGGGGGAGGAGGGTAGGAAACACTTCTCTTGTTCCTTAATTTGGATATTTTTGTACTATTTTTAAATTATAGCTTATATTAAAACACTCTTCAAACCTTACTTATTTTAGCTGTTTTCGAGTGTTTTCTGTTTTTCGAGCGGAGGAGGGTAGAAAACACTTCTCTAACCACCTAATTTACTTATTTTCGCAATATTTTTGTTTTTCGGATATATTTTACTCCAATACTTTAAACCATATATTATTTGCTATAAAGTAACAGCCTTTGCTTCGCAGAAGCAGTTACGCTATATATATTATTATAATAGTATAAGTAGTATTAAATATCATATTGATAGTATTAGTATTATAATATTATTATAGTAATAGTATATAGTAGTATAATGTTATATGTTATTAATATATTATAATATTATATAAAGAGTTAAATAAAGAATAATTTAATTGCGGGCCCAATTTTAATTCTCTAAATTTAAAACGTAATCTTATAGGAGAAAAAATGTTAGAAGATAAATTATATGAAAGCGATTATTTTAATATATATGTATGTCAAACATATAGAACACAATATAATAAAATAAAGGAAGAATATCGTAAAGACTTATGTATATATTTAGATTTCGAATCTGCTATATTTAATTACTTATTCGTTGTTTTAAATTATAAAAAAAAGAAAAATACGTTTTTTACTGAATATCATCTTAATAGTGAAATACCATATGATAAAGAAATAATCGTAGAAAGATTAAAACATAATCCTAAATTTATAAAACAATTATACGATTATTTATGGGAAGATATTAAAAATAAAGATTATTTGCAAGAAAAATTATAAGGAGAATTATATTATATGGAAGATTATTTACGTTTATTATATGAAGACAATAAGTATAAAGTATATTTAGATAAAGATTATACTCAATTAAAATATAATAATAGTGAAGAGCGGTCGATTAATGCCCGTCTCATCGTTAATAGTAAAAGAAATCATCGTGATTATTCTTTGCTTATTAACATTATATACAACAAAAAAGATCAAATTCATTTTATTAATTATGATCGTACAGAGAATTCAACTGTCGATATTATATCGATTAAAAATTATTTAAAAAACAATAGCGAATTCAAAGATATATTGTACCGTGAGTTATTATAAAGGAGAATTATCATGAAAAACTATGATCACGTTATTAAAAATAAAATGTTGCCTAGTGGCAAATTAATTTCCGATTACGAAATTATGACTGGCAAAAATATAAGCGATGAAGAGTTCGCTTATATCGACGAAGCCGGTATCTTGCCAGTGGCACCAAAAGATCAATGGATTATTCCTAAAGGATTTATTGTCGATTTAAGTGGTCAAGTTAAAAAAGAAGCATAAAATTATGATACTAGAATTCTTAAGCGAAGCCGATGCATCTTCGGCTTTTAAAATTAATAATGCTGGCGATTTATTAAATAAAATTAAAGAGCATCCATTATTCGATAAATTCGAGATAAATAGATATGCTAGACCAGCATTACCACCAAGATGGACCACATATCGAGATTCAGATAGTTTTGATATTTATATATTCTATTATTCTGGATTAGAAAAACAATATGTTAGACGTCGAGTAGAAATAAGACGCTATAAAAATATCTTGCGATTAATTCCAGAAGAACCTAAATATGAATGGATAACAAAAGAAATTATTGATTTGTTTATTAATAATAAAGAGTATAATATTATTACATAAAATTTAAATAATAAGAAAGGAAGAAACGACAGTGAAAAATATTAAATATTATATATTGGCATATAGTATGCTTATATATTTATTTTTAGAAAAATATATAGCATTATTATATTTATTATGCAAAATTCATTTTATCGATAACAATAAAAATGTCGATTATCGATATTTCGATGGAGGTAAAAGATTTTTTGGATTTAATCATTATAAAAAGATTCCGCCAACTCAAATCGTTCAATTTTGCCAATTAGGTCAGAATAATACACTATTTAAAGTTTATATTTGTATGACAAATACATATATCTTAATTCATATGAATAAATTGGTCGATATAGGGTTTGGTTTCGAAGACAACCTCGATCGATATATATATGCTAATCGAAATGTTTATGAAGAAAAATTAGGCGAAACATTAAGTGAGTTAATTAGTAAAAATATCGAATACTATTTTAAAGAAAAAGGATCGATTGTATATTCTAAACAATATAATAATAGCACCGGAAGATCTTCAAGATTCTTATATAAAAATAAATAGGAGTATATATTATGAATAAAATTATAGATTGGCTTTTTTATTTAACACTTATTAGTGCTTTTGTGATTACTATGTATTTTCATTATGCATTGGGAATTGATTTAATCACTATTACAGTAAAGTAATTTATAAAAAAGGAAGATATCAATGAAACAATATTATAGTGTAGAAAACTTCAAAGCAATTAATTATGGCGACGAAATTTTATCTATTGCAGTAACATTAAATAAATGTGCTATAAACAATATACTTGTAGTATTAGATAGATGGTCTATATCTTTTAACTGCATTGAATATATTGTATTTGATAGTAATGCTCAGGAACAATTAATATTATATATTTCTTATGAAAAGAGAAATAAAAAACATAATGAAATTGTTAAAATCAATATTGAAGATTTCGATAATTTACGAGGCGATTGGATTGATTTTATTGGAGACATGTTTATGATGGCTCTTGTAAGCAAAGAAGAAGAGAGCTCAGATGGAACATACAATTATTGTAATTAGTGCTATTATTATGATATAATTAATAGCTTTAATCTATATTATTATAAATTGGAGCGATGTATTATATGATAAATGCGAGGTTAAATAATGCTTAAACATTTATTCGATGCTTTATTTTATTCTGAAGAAGATAAAATATATAATAAAATGAAAAAAGAGATTATGAGCCTTCCTGCTCATAAATTTACTACAGAAAACGAATTAGTTCGTGTAAAAGATAGAGATGGTTTTATTACATTTTATGTTATATTAATAAAAGACGGATATGTTTTTTATATGGAAAAAGATTTTTTAAATGAATTTGACGAAGGTAATTTATGGCCGTTAATGAGCACATATAAATTTGGAAAATTAACCAAAGATGTGTCGGCTAAAAAATTATGGAAGACCAATTTAAAAAATGTCGATATCACTAAAAATAGATGTGTGTTAGCATGTCAGGAGTAAAATTATGTTTATTTGCGACGAAATTATTAGTAAACTAGAAGAATTATCTTTAACGGTTAACGATATTGAATTTATTTCAATGGAAGTTAAAGAGAACTCTAAACAATATGTTATTCTTACATGGCAAGAATTTGAATCTCAATATCCACGTTTCTCTTATGATAACGGATTAGGTTCTCAAAAAATTAATCCGACATTAACTATCTATACTAAAGACTATATCTTTTATCGTCGTGAATATGATGGTGCAGAATGGTTTGAATATGTTCCGACTAAGCAATATATTTTAGATAATGCAGATGCATTTAATGATAAAAATATTATTCGCGCCGATACTTATTATGGTATAAATAATCATTGTTGGAATGAAGGATATGACTATGACCTATAAAAATATGAAAAAGATCGATGAAATTCTTTATAATATCGATTGTTTAATTCTTGACAGAAATAAATATTTTAAAGACTTAGTCTTTATTAATGATGAATATGGATACGATCGCCATAAAAAAGAATTAGTCGTCGAATTTGAAGATAAGAAAATTATTTATAAAGACGGCATTTTATTTAAACTAAATATGTTTTATGAAATGCTGTACAATTTAGACTCTAGTGACTTCGATTCTGATTTACAAATGCTCGATTGCTTTTTAAGAAACTTTGATTATAAGTTTGACTATAATGATCTTAGTAAAGAAGTAAAAAATGTTATTTCTATTCGAAAAGAATATGGAGTATATGTTAAAGAAGATGATATTGCTGTAGCCGAACTAGAAATTTACTTTAAAGAAATTCATTATTTGCTAAAAGATTTGGATGATTATTTATAGGAAATAATATTATGGATCAAACTACAACTTATTTAGAATTTAAAACAGATTTGTTTGCTAATACATTTTTTGACGTGATTAAAAAATATCACGACTTAGAAGTTTGTTGCGAAGGTAAATTATGGGTGCCGTTTAGCTATTTTACACATGAAAACAATATTACGTTAAAATATAATAATCAACATAACGAAGAATTAACATTAGTCTTAGAAAAAGAAAATGAAAGAATAAGTGCTACATCTGTCGTTAAAAATAAATATGTCGAAGACGGTACCGATGCTTTTTATTTTGTCGACGCTTTCCAAGAAGTAATGTTTGATGCTTATTTCCTAAAGGAATAGAAAAATGTATATAAAATTTAAAACAAAAGAATTCGCCACTGAATTTATCAATACAATAAAAAAGAATAAAGAAAGATCTTTCGATTTTAGAGAGTTCGGAACATGGGAGTTTAATTGTGCCGATGAAAAGGAAAATGGAGTTACTATTATGTATAAAAATAAAAAAACAAATTATATTTTATTAATAAATGTTTTTATTAATAGAGATGCAGAGAATCAAATATCATTTAACACATATGAAAGATATGATGAAATGTATGCTCCATTGTTCTACAATGAATATAAACAATTATTTTATAACGATTATTTTATAGGTGAATAAAATGAATGAACAACTATTTTTAAGATACCAAGATAATTTTACTAAAATTATCAACGAAAGATATCGTCTTGATGATAAAATGTATAATTTCGACGATTATGATATCGATGATTTTAAACTTTGTAATTTAGATTTTTATTACAAAGATGGTCGCCCATGCAAAATCTTAGATTATAATTGGGCTGGAGACGGAAAATATACTTACGTTAATAATATTGCAATTCGTTTTGATAACGGAGAAATAAAAGAAGATGTAAGTGGAATGGCTCTTTACTTAACAGAAGAGTCTTTAGAAAAATATGGTTGGTACTTTAAAGAAGATGACTATTAATACTCAAGATTTTTGGAAGATCATGTTTGACGAATTAGATAAAACGTCTCAGAAAGACTGGAAGAAGTTCGTCAAGAAACATGATAAAAAATATAAAAAGAAAAAACTTAAAAAATGAAAAGAAAAGAATTAATATCGGAGATATATCGGTTAAATAAAGTAACGCGCAAGCTAAATTATTATATGAACCGATATTATCCCGATCAAAAGTTACGTAAGCTCGAGCACTTTCAAGTTAAGAAAGTGTATGAATGGATGTTAAGCGATTTAAAATAAGAACAAACATTCGCTTTATAGGAAAAATATTTATTCAAAATAATAGCAGGTTTTGTTGCTAAAAAAGACTATTTATGTTATAATAAAAGATTGAGAAAGGCGGTGATTAATATAAGCGAAGAAATAAAAAGTTTTGTAGACGAAGTTGAATTTTTTGGTGGCAAATTCGATCCATTCTTTGTCGATGAAGATAATAAATTATTAATTCATCTCGACGGCAATATTCATAAAGTTAAAGCAGATAATATAATACTTATTCGTGCTCTATTTTTAATGTATAAAAAATTTGAGACTCAAGACGTCAAAGCTGATATTGAAGTAACAATCAAATTAAAAGATCGAAAAATTCAATCAGTATATTATGAGCCTCAATATATGGCAGTCATCGAAGAAGAAGGCGATCTTGTCGGCGTACAGCCATTATATTTTGATGATCCTATCGATACACTTAAAGAAAGAAAAATATTCTTATCTTATATTAGTCACTGCATTAACGAATTAATTAGGAGGTGCTTCAATGACGAGAGATCAGATTCTTGAAAGATATCTCCAAAGAGGATATAAACAAGTCTTTTATAATGATTCTCCGAAAGTATTAATTCAGACATGCGAAGGCGATCCGTATATAGAAAATCGATCTGAATTAATTTATTTTCAAAGTATATATATTGTATCTTATTATAAAGACTATATCGAATATAAATTTAATCTATTTATACGAATTAAATATAATTACTTCGTTAAAAAAGTTGCTAATATTACTGTGCATATAGATGATCACAAAGTAAATGGCAAAGACGCCAGAATCTTATCGCCAAAGATTTTAAATATTTTAATGGCGCAAACTTCAGTATGTTATAATCATTTATTGCGATCAGCATTAGATATTGCTTTGCGGTGATATAATGGATAATAAATATTGTTTAGTTTCCGACAGCGAAGAAATTATCTTGCAAGAAAAAACGTTTACATATTGGGCCTCTTCGGATATGTTAAAAGTTCGCTCTAATTTTTCATTCGAAAAGAAATTAAGAGAACCTATAAGAGGAAAATCTATCGATTATACTATTAATTTTACAATCGATTTTAATTATAATAAGCGTAGCGATATTAGCTATATTTTTGATTTAAAATTTATATTGATTAATGAAGATCGGCCGAGCTTTCCGACAGAAGAAGAAGTTAAATTATATGTAAGCGGTCGATATGCATACTTGTGTATTAATGCCATGGTTGCATTAGCAAGAGAAAGAATAAAAATGAAAGAAGAATTAAACGAAGCAATGAAATTCTTTAGAAGGTTTATAAATGAAGATCGATAAAAAACTAAAAACAAAGAAAGAAGAGCTTGGCCTCGTTACATATACTTTTGTTAGAACACTTGAAGACTATGATGCTTATGGCCCTATTTCATATTATGTCGATGATAAGAGTATTAATTTTTTAGGTAAAAATTCTAATGGTGAATATTATAAATTTGCATGCAAAAGAAGATATGCGAGCGACTCTGATGATCCTAGAATCCCGTCAGAATATGGTGTAATTTGCTTTTATTTTAATCCAGGTGAAGAATATATTTATTATATATATTTAACCGATGAAGAAGATTATATAAATTTAGATAAAGATTTATTTAGTGCGCTAAATTTAAGAGACAGCCTAACAAAAGAATCTGTCATGATTAATCATGTATTACATAGAATTCATGATAATAAAGTGTGGTGATTTAAATTAATGTAATTAAAAAGGTAAATAGAATATCTTGGGAATTTCGAGAAAAAGATGTCGATTTAATGGACGACTGTTTCGATATTATATACGATGCGTTAAGCTCTTATTTCGTATTCGATGGGTCTTCAGTTAAAGTTAAATGGGAAGGCAATAAGCCATTAAAATTCTATATTGAATTCTGGGATCAAGACGATAGTTCTTGTCACTATATTCAAGTTACATACTTTTTAGATAAAGGATATAAAGATATCTTTTATGCTGTGGGCCACATAAGACATTATTTAAATCAAGACGGTGACTACAAAACATCAGATATTTCTAGCGATAATCTTAAAATCGTATTAAATGCATGTATTAAAACAGTCGAAGATTATTTTTATTATCTAAACGAAGAAGAAGAATAATGAAAACTATAATAAAAAAAGGAGAGCTTTTATCTAAATTAACTTATGTCGATGAAGAAATATTTAAAGAATGTCTAGAAGAAATCTTCTGGGAAGACGTTGATAGCGCTTTTATGTTTGATTCTACTAGTATGAGAATAGACTGGAAGGATAATATTCCGATTAGAATAATTGTAGAATTAACAGATGAAGAATACGAAACTGCCAATTCTTTAACTATTGTTACGTTTATCTTAACCGATAGAAATTTTGTTTCATATATAACAGGGATTCAAAAGTTTTATGATAATTATTTCGAAGATAAATATACAACTCAAGCAATCGATAAAGATATTCTAGAAAGAATATTAATTTCTTATATTGGTTCTTTAAGAAAATATTCAGATGAAATGAGTTTTGGAGCGTATCATGAAAATAACTTTTTTGAATGAGATTATGGCCTCAGATTTTTTTAATGAAATTACTAATAACTATACGGAAGATATTTTAGATCCATATCATGGAAGAATTGATTGGTATCTAACTAATTTTTATGAGAAGCCAGTTAGTGAGTTTGAAATCGACGAGTATGATACTAAGTATTATAATAAAGATTTATATAATTGGCGAAACGAATCTGTCGTCAATGTCGCCGAAATGTTTTATGCGTTTAATGAATTAGCCGATAATGGCGACTCAAAATATATTAAGATTACATGGGAAGATAATACAATTACTTTTAAGGCGAGCCATAAAGAACTTAAAAAATATGAAGAAATTGTATATAATACATTCTTACCATTTTATGTAAATAAATATTTATTTAAAATTAACAAGGAGGATTAATTATGAACTTAAAATCTATTAGTTTAAATGGCGATACTATTATTAATTTAACGCCACACGATGTCGTTTATGATAACGGCACTACAACTGTAATTGTTCCTAAGAATGATATACCACCAGTTCGAGTAAAAGATAATTATAAGTATCTTGGTATGGTCGGTCCATTCCAAACAGAATGTTCTCATGGCGAACCATTCGTAGAAAATTTGCCAGAATATAAAAAACATACTTATTATATTGTTAGTACGTTAGTACGTAAACAATTACCTAATCGTAAAGATTTATTAAGTCCGACTACTAATGAAGCTCATATTATTAAAGATGAAAAAGGACATACTATTTCTGTATCTCATTTTGAAATGAATGTTTAATTTAAATAAAGGTGGTTTATTATGATTGCAATTAGTTTGTTGTGGCTTGAATTTAAATTGTTTTTAGAAGTTATATATAGCGAGATTTAGGTAAAGATAATATGTTTATTCAATTAAAAAATAATGTTCATATTGAAGGTGTTATTAATTTTTTAAAATATTCAGGTAGATTTCATTTAAAAAACGCCGTAATTGAACGTATACTTGGTATTCCTGAAGACATTAAAGATTGTAATACATTAGAAATAACACTTGTTTGTAATATTGTTACCGAAGCATCTGTGAATTACGACGAATATAAAACTGTTCATCTTGAATATTTGTTTAATATCAAGAAAAATCGGATCGTATGCAATTCTGAAACTGGGACAAGTGTAATTAAAGAAATTGTCGGACTTGTTTTTGGATAGTGGCCTCCGGCCCGAAATCCTTTCGCGGTTCCTTTCCGCGTTTTTCGCACGACCGCATCAGTCAGAAGGTGAATTATGATTAAAAAAATTATATTGCTTAGTGCTTTTAGTTTAATTAGTATTAGTGCCATAGGCACGGATGTTCCTGAATACAATGGGTATATTTTTCCATATAAAGTAGCACAAGACCAAGGCAAAGAAATTACATTCAAACAGCCGTCTGCACAAGTTACTTCAGATGGCCTAAAGTATAATAATTTTAAAACTAAACAACCAAAGGTGAAAAAGAAATGATTACAATTGATTTTCGATATTTAGAGCTTAATGCCGATAAATATCGCATGTTAGTAAACAAACTAAATAATAATCATGGTCCAGAAAATATCCATAGTTTACGTATCGATAATAATATCAATTATCCTAGGTACGATCATTTTAAATTAGGTATCGACAATGGGGAAGGCCTAATCGACGATGCCTATATTTATATGTTCTTAGATCACAACGGGATTCATATTATTCCAGACTGTGAACCACGATATTGTTTAGATTTTGAAGATCTTATGGAATTACTACCAGAAATTATTGGTCAGCTACTAAAAGATTGATTATTTAGCCGTCTATTACCTAATAGGCGGTATTTTTATGTTTATTATATGAATTAATATGTGTAAAAATGTTGCTTATTAGAAAGGAGACTATTATGGTCACTACAGAAATCACTTTAGATAATAAAAAACAATGCAAGGATTTATTTAAAAAACTACATAAAGAATTAACAAGAAGGATGGAAACAGCAGTTAGTATTCCTCATTGGGGCCAGCACTGGTCTGTATCTTATATTAGCGAAATTAATAAAGAATTAAAATCTTTTTATCTAACGATCGCTAGTGAACATAATTATATGGAAATTAATATTAATCGACACCAAGAATTCTTAGTAGTCGAATTAGGTTTATTCGATAATATTTCAGAAACTCAATATAACGACTCTTATACTAGCGTAGTATTACATAATATGATTAGTACTGTATTAGCTGATTATTTAAACTTTAAGTTCTGCGAAGAGGTTAAATAATGAAAGATGAAGGCATTTTAGTGTCGCTGGTATTATTAATTCTTGTCGCAGTTGTCTTTTGTGGAGCACTGCGATGAGAATTAAATATCCAGAATATTTAAAGAAAGAAATTTCTGGTCAATTATTTGGATTATGGGCGTTTACATCTTATCAAAAGAAATATACCTTTATGTCGAAAGATGAAAAAGTATTATATACTTGCGAAAACGTATATCTTTTTGGTTACCGATTTTTAAATCTAAAAATTAAAATTAGAAACAGTATACTTGAAAAAGAAAAGCAAATAACGTTTGTGTACGATTTAAAAAATAATCATATAGATTGTGATAGCAATTTTTCTGAAGAATACTACGAAGAGATAATTACGGATTATCTTAATATTTTTGTTACGAAAACAGTTTCATGCAAAAATATCAATGCTAAAAAACATGTAATGGACGGAATGAAGAGATCACCTTTCTTTCAAATAAAAGAAGAGTCATATGGCTTTTTAAATATACGCTATAAAGTTAATGGATCCTTATCTAACAATAATAAAGGTAGAAGATATTTCTATATCGGTAGATTTTGTAGCAATGATATTATTATTGTGTATCCTAAAGCTTACTCAAACAAAGCGTTTGTTTCTAATGTATTTAATTCTATGATTTATTATATAAAAATGGCAGGTGAGAAGAATAGAATGGACAGAAATTAAATTGACTAAATATGAATATACACAAGTGTACGTTGCAATAAAATATAGTGATTTAAACGGCAAAATAAAAAATATCGATCATATTCAATATCGTTTTCTTGGTCATATCTCAGGAAGACATAAAAATGATATATTATTTTCTGTTACCGAAAATAACGAAAAACAAAATATTAACGAAGAATATACTATCAAGTTAAACGTAGCCGAAAAGAAACTTTATATTCAGCCAATGAAAAATTCTTTTCGAGTTCAACTGTTCTTCGATTTAATTATTAATAATATTAAAGAAATTTTAGTTAATAATATATGCTATTCTGTTAAAATTAAAAATCGACCTAGAAGAATTAATGAAGTTGTCGCTCGTTATATTTATAACGATCGAAAAATAGATTTTACGACTAACGGTAATTTTATCGGTATTACAGATAATACGAAACCAACGGGTTTTGAATCTATTAGTATTCATTATACTGAAGATTATGAATATGCTTATGTAACTATTAGCAATAAAAAGCCTTCTATGGTTAATAGATTTCAGAAATTATTATTAAATAAACTTGCGTTGAGGTTAAATAATGAATAGTCCAATAAATTTAACTGAGTGGCCTCATGAAAAAATTAGAAGCAAAAAGATATCAGCGTTAGCCGAAGAAGTATTACATAGCAATGAATATGTCGGGAATTATTTTAAGTTCGATAAAGATTGGATTAAGTACGACCGATATTGTGGATCGGCATCATTATCGCTAACATCTAAAAAGAATAATCTTAAAAGATATGTTTACGATATGGAGTTCGTTAACAATATGTTAATATCGTCTGAGTATAATATGCAACATTACGATAATCCGTTTAAGTTATTTAAAATAATTCTTACTATGTGTTATCATCGAAAATATTATACTATTAAAGAAAAAAATAATGAGCATACGGTATGAAATAAAAAAAGAAAACTTAAATAAAATTCCAGATTATTTTTTACATGATTTATTTTTTTATAATCCAGATAAATATCAAAATCTTACTATATTTGAAAATAAAAATATTCGCATAGAATTGGTTAAAAGCGAATATTCTTTTTCGTTAACTGGAATTTATCCTAATACTTATAAATTTGAAATAACTATTTATAATATAGATACTTCTGAATATGTATTAGGATCTTTAAAAATAACAACATGTCAAGGAATAGCCATTGGCGGAGATATCGATATATATTATGAGCCATACGATTGGTTATATTCGGCTTTAAAAATATTTGACAATAATTTATATTATTTTTTAAGTTACTATAAAAAAATATTAGAGATGAATAATGATGTAATACATTGATTTAAATAAAGAATATTGTAGCAATCTTACTACTAGATTTCTAAAAGAACTTGCCGATAATATTAGACCTATTTTACAAGAAGAAGATTTATTTTTATTAAATTTAGACATAATAGGTATTCAAGTTAATAGAATAGTATACAATAGTAGTGCGAATGATTTTTATTTCTATCTTGATTTTATTGAACAAAAATTTGGTATTTGCCAAGAAGTAATATTATGTATTACTTTTTGCAGAGATAAAGTGAACTTTATATCATTATCTGTTCCTAAAAAAGAACTATCAGAAGAATTTAAAGCTGTATTGCCTTTACTAGAAAAATATTTAGTAAACCAACTATATATACTAAAGAGAGTCATCGAAGAAACGGAGGAAAATTAAATGGGGAAAATCGTAGAAATTGTAAACGGCCTTGAAAAAATTAAAGGCGTTCAAAAATTTAATATTGACGGTTTCGATATTCTTATCGATAATCGTGACAAAAAGAAATTTGATAGTGGAGCTATTTTAATTTCTGAAGGTAAAAAGAATATTCTCGATCTCGGTATCGAATATCCATGTGAAGGTTTACCTAAGCGTGGAGTATATAATAATAAAACTAATAAATATATTAATGTTAATGATTTGAATTTATTGTATGATAAAATTAAAACACTGCTATGAACGAAATAGAAGAAATTTTATATTCTGTATTTATTATTACTTTGCTTTCTTTTTTATTCTATCCTGTATTCCAAGAAGTAAAACATGATACTGTTGTAAAAAAAATAATAAAAAAAATAGAAGAAGAATTAAAAAAAGAAGAACTAAACGAACAAAAAAATATTATCGATAGAAAACAAAAGCTAGCAAAAACGTTATACAATACAGTTTTGCCATTCTTACAAACTAGTGCCGGACTCGATACTTATCGATTTAAGTACAATAGAGAATCTTATACGATTACTATCTATAAGAGATGTGATGTATATCAGATCTATTTTAGCATCTTTGATCCAGGATTTAATAAAAATGATCCTATTAAGGTTTCTGGCTATCAAAACGGCGAGGAAAATATTCTTATCTTTTTCGCAGAGGAAGATAAAATAAACTTAGAAACGTATTCTCATTTAAAAGAGATATACGATATGTATATCGATGTTATTTGTATAGCATTAATTTTAATTTATCAACGACTATATACTTCTCGAGATTATAGTTGTAGTTATCCGATAATAAAAGGAAAGGAGTTGAATCCGAATGGAACCCCTGTTAAACAAGCAGATAGAACTTTTGGCCAATTTGCAGGACATCATTTCTGATAAAGATAAAGTCACTATTGAGCGCGGTAATTATTATTTAACAATCGAAAAGCATCGTAAAGATATTGAAATAGATCTTAATTGGAATGAAAATATTTTAAATAGTTTAGTTATATCTTATAATATCTACGATAAGGCTTCTTCTATTAATTTCTATTATGAAAAAGAAGGCAAAGAAGACTTCTTAGAAATTGCCATTATGTTATTAAAAAACCATGAAATCTGAAGAATCTGTAGCATTAGCTAAGGTTGCTAAAATATTACTTCTTAAAAATCATAGTAAAATATTTTTAAAGGATAATAAAGTGTTATATATCACTAATCGTTATGCTAATGAATTTTCACTTATTATTGAAGACTATTCTTCGTTTTATTATACAGAAGAAACTCATCCTTCTATAACTGTGCTTTTTGATGGAACTATTTATCAAGATATACTTAGTGGCGATGAAAAAGCTCTTTTAAAGAGGGCTAATTTAGTATATAATATAATGGTAGATAACCTTAAATTAAAATATTTTTGGAAGGAAATAAAACGATGATTGGACTTTTTAAAATTAGCGGAATAAATAGCAAACTTCAGGCACTTAGAATGTCCGAAGTTAATAATAATATGTTTTTAGGTAATTACAACGTGAATAGTGTATTATTTAAAGATGGTATTACGACAATTAGTGCCGAGGGCGAATACGAGCCGAATACCGTAATGTTATCTAATATCAGTACTAGGTATAATGTCGATATCGAATATAGTGTTAGCGATCATACTAACAACATTAAATATTCTGGTATCGTTATTTATCAAAATGGCAAAAGCGAAATTATCGAATCTCGAAAGGAAATTTTGAGATGAATGAAAGTAACATTATAAGATTATATAATTATTTAAAAAATAATTATATAAAACTTTACGATTCTCCAGTTCGATATCATTATATTTGTTCTACAAGAAATTTTCATTATTTTACTCAGCATTCTTTTGATGAGTTCAAAATAAAAGCTGTGCATAAAGAAAATAAAAACAATGTTTATACGCATAAATTTTCAAATTGCGAAGAGTTAATTACATTACTTCGAGATAAACCTTTTCTGGAAACAATATTTGCTAATATTGTAAAGCAATTAAGTTACTGTTTATATTTAGTTCAAAACAGAATTAAATGTTCTGGAACGAATGTTAACGATGTTTTCTATATAGAAGTAAGAACTTATTTTAATGAATATAAAAATCAATATTCCGATTATTTAAATAATGAAGGGAATACAATAATCGGTACTCCTATAAGATTTAGTGCTCAGAATATTTTTATTGACGATCGAGATCGTGTTGCACGAATTCAAATTAATCCAGAAAATATTTTAACTTCAAATACTATGTCTGAACAAAGAGTAAGAGAAATCGTTCAGCAAGCATTCCGAGAAAGAATTGGTGAATTAAGAGATCGTATGAATATAACTGCGACGGATCCTAGAGTTGAACAGAATTTAAGAGAATTACGTCTTAGAGTCGAAGAACTTAGTAGAAGATTTGATAGAAGAAGGAACCCGGAACAACGATGAATAGTATACCAATTTCACAAATGTTATTCGATATATATAATACCGTATCTAAATTAGAAGATAGTACATGGAATTATCATTATCCAGAATATGGTGATTTCTATATATACAACGATTTAGATAATATATTAAATATCGAACTAACGATCGATATCGATTATGATTGGGAGTGCCGTTATGTAACGTTTAATATGCTCACTAATCAATTAGATATCGATGAAGATATCCCGAACGATCAGTTATTAGATCGATTACGGTGGATTTACATTCAATTATGCTTAAAATAAGAAAGAGGGTGAGTGCCATAGTATGGTCATTAAGAAAATATAGGCAACCATTCAATCCAGATAAATTGCTTCAAAGTTTAAATAATAAAGATCATAAGAATACTTTGTTAAATAAAATTCATGCGCTCGAACAAGAACGCAAAGAAAAAGAAAAAGTTGTTCCTGATTCCTTACCGTATTCCGTCCACGATGTAGTGCTCAATATTGAAGGTAAGGAATTTAAAGCAAATTTTAAAGAAACATTGGAAAATTGTGGTGCTGAATGTTTAGCAAATTCGATCGAAACGATTGTCACAGAAGAAAGTACTCCTAATACAATGGCGGAAATCAACTGGGACAACGTGGAAGAACCTATCGATTATCAAGAACAATGGGATCGTAATAGCTTGGTCGATGCAATCACTAAAGGTAAATCTGCTATGAAATACATCTTAGACAACTACGAAGTATGGAATGGTCGATTAAGCAATGCCGATCGTGCGTTAAGCGATTTAAAACACTTTTGCGAATTTAACGATGAAGTATCGCCAGACGATGCAGTTCGTTTATTTAAATTAATGCATGTCTACAGCAAACAACGCCGTGAATACAAAGATTTAATCGAAGTCTTTAAAGATTTTACGGCAGCACAAAGTAGAATCGAATCTTTGTATGCAAGTATTAAGCATGTTAAAACTAAAAACGATAAGGTGGAGGCAGCACGTCATTATACTCCTCGAGTGTTGAACGAATTGTTCCCGAGAGAGGATAAGTAACGTTCTACGTTTATCCTTTTTCGGGGGCAAGCCCCCGCACCCCCGGTCTCCGACCCGAAATCACTTTTGTGCTTTTTTGCATATATAAAGAATATAATTGTAACTAGTGATGCCTTGTGCTAGCTAGTATAGGGCTTAAATTTTATCCCTTTAGAAGTCTATTAAGATAACTTAATTTAGACTCTATAAAGTACTGTTGATATATAGTTTTGAAGCTATATATTAATTTTATATTAAAATACCGCACTGCGTTTGCTTGTTATATAATGATAAAATGAAATTATATAATTTAACACAGTATGAAAATCGACATTTCACATTTTTTAAAGTATGAAAATCCGTAATATGTCTGTGGATTTAAATATTAAAAGGAAACAGAATGCTACCAATTTATAAAGCATATGATAGCCGTTTACAGGAATATATCGGATCATATGTATTTAAAAATAATAAAAATTATATCGTCGATATTCACGGCGAACATGAAATTAATATAAAGACTTTGTGTCAACATACCGGACTTGTATTTAATCAAGTACCGGTTTTTTTATTTGATATCGTAAGTTTTGAATGTACGATGCCCGGTATTGGCGAATTCAAATTAAATCCGGCTACCGTATTAATGGATAATGTATATGGACGACTAATCGTTAAGAATAATGAATATACAATAGCGTTAGTTGATCCATTATATGAAAATATTAAGATAGAAGTGTTAGGGAACACTTGGAAAGGTAAATTAAATGTATAAATATTATATCGAAGTGGAGAGTAATATTCACTTTCAAACATCTAAAGAAATTGCCGAGTTTATCGGTATTTTTAGTGTAAATAAAAAACCGCACACTAATCTTGTACGAGCATATTTCCCAGATAATAAACTAAAATATGCCGGCGAAAAAGGTATGACGAATGTATATAGCGATTTTGATGCGCTTATTCGTTTCTGTCAGGATTTAATTAAACAATGTAAAACAAATGAATATTCTACGTTTAAAATTAACGGTAAAGAATATACTGTATTCGTAAATATCGATCGCGTTAAAATCGCGATGGAAAAATATCAATTTGTTAAGGAGGCAATCGGTCATGAACAATCAAGAAGCAGTATGTAGAAAAATCGGTGTAATTGTAGGTTTCGTATTAAATATTTGTGTAACTTTAGTACTTACACTCGTAAAAGTTATTTCTAAAGAGTCTAAAACCATCTCTAAAGACTTTGAAGCTATCGATAATCAGTCTGCATCAGTAGCTGAACCAATTGCTAATGAAGCCGAACTTAAAGAAACGGCTGAAGAAATTAAAGAACTTGTTAGTGGCGAAGCTGATAGCAACGACGAAATTTCTCGTCTTAAAGAAGAAATGGCTCGTCTTCAAAAATCCTTAGAATTAGCAGAACAAAAGGTGGTTAAATAATGAAACCAGTATATAAAGCTCGTTGTCATAAAGATCGTTCCTGGAAAACAGGTTTTTATTTAATTAAAAAACGTCAGATCGTTATTAAAGACGAAAAGAATATTTGGCCAGTACATGAACAAACTGTATGTCAAAGTACTGGTTATTTAGATTGCAACAAAAAAGAAATCTTCTTAGACGATTTAGTTAACTTTAGTGCTACTATTAATGGCAGCGAAATTAAGTTAGATAATGCTCAGGTTGTATTCGGTATCCCAGTTGGTAAATTAGTATTAGTCGAAGGTAATGAAGTAATCGATTTTATTAGCGATAGATACGAAAATCCTCATTACG